TGCATTAATGAAGTCTATTAAGATTGCAGACGATCAAGATGAAAAGAAAAATCGTGATGCCATACCAAATATACTATCAGACGCCCTTGCTGTTTCATTTGATAATCACATAGGACATGACTATCTCCAAGACTATGAAGAAAGATTTAGATTATATCACCAAAAGGAGGAGAAAATACCATTTGATCTCGAATACTTTAACAAAATCACGAAAGGTGGTTTACCTAACAAGACTCTTAATGTCACGCTTGCTGGTACAGGTGTCGGGAAGTCTCTATTCATGTGCCACCTCGCTAGCTCCGTGTTGCTCCAAGGGAGGAACGTTCTCTATATTACAATGGAAATGGCAGAGGAGAAAATTGCTGAACGAATTGACGCAAACCTCCTAAATATTCCTATCCAAGAGATAAGTGAACTTCCTAAGATGATGTTTGATAGTAAGGTCAACAGCCTTATGAAAAAAACTCAAGGATCACTTATTATCAAAGAGTATCCCACAGCATCTGCACACTCAGGTCATTTCAAAGCCTTACTCAATGAACTTGCATTGAAGAAATCTTTTAGACCAGATATCATTTTTGTTGATTATCTAAACATATGTGCATCATCACGTTATCGAGCAAATAGTAATGTCAACTCGTATTCCTATATTAAAGCGATTGCAGAAGAACTCCGTGGTCTTGCAGTTGAAGCTAATGTACCTATCGTCACCGCTACTCAGACGACTCGCTCTGGCTATGGTAGTAGTGATGTCGATCTTACTGACACAAGTGAGTCCTTTGGTCTTCCAGCCACTGCTGATCTTATGTTTGCTCTTATATCTACTGAGGAACTGGAAGCGTTAAATCAGATTATGGTCAAACAATTAAAGAATAGATACAATGATCCTACAATATACAAAAGATTTATAATCGGTATAGATCGTGCAAAGATGAGACTATATGATGTAGAACAAGTCGCACAAAACGATTTGGTTGACAGTGGACAAGAAGAAGAGTATAATAGCCCTGAAGATAAATTTAAAAACAAATTCGCAGAGATTAAATTCTAATGTTCAACATATCAGATGTCTTCGATAAAATCAAAAAAGAATTTTCAGAAGAACCACTCAAACCAGAAATTCCAGAAACTAAGTCCGTTGACTTTGATAAGTATGCTATATTCGTGGATGGTGTCACATCCGATCCCAGTAAGGATTATCAATCTTTTACTGAAAGTCTTGATAACCTTGACGGAGAAGGTGCCAATATTCAGCGGCTTCTTACTGCTGCCGTTGGTCTTAGTGCTGAAGGTGGTGAGTTTATGGAGATCGTCAAGAAGATGGTTTTCCAAGGTAAGCCTTGGAACGACGACAATAGAGAACATCTTATTATTGAGTTGGGTGACGCTATGTGGTACGTAATGCAAGCCTGTTCTGCACTTGATGTATCACTCGAAGATGTTGTCGCAAAGAATGTAGAGAAATTAAAGAAGAGATATCCAGGCGGAGAGTTTGATATTTACAAATCCGAGAACAGATCGGTTGACGATAGATAAATAAAGGGAAGAGTATTCTCAATAATAATGGCATCTGCATTTCAACCCTCAGAAGGATTCTATGCGGCGTTACAGTTTCATCCTAATTTAAACACTGCTGCATCTAATTTCTTAGAACTACACGAGTGGTGTCTTAAGATGTTTAGTGACAACTCAAAAGTTGTGGGAACTAATAAAGCAGGATTTATGAGCTCAATGATGACCGCAGATAAGAGTGCTAAGGATAGAAAAACAATATTAGGATCTTTATCGGCTGCTGTATCTGCAGTTATGACAACTAGAAGTGCTACACCATATAATACTATGCCAGATAAAGCGTATATGACAGGTGGTGAATGGCCTAGTGAAGTGCAAAAGTTTAAGTTAGAACATTTTGGTATGAAAGATTATAATTCATCTGATGTAATTTTAGAGTATAAAAAAGGTAAGTATTCAAGAAAACCACATTATGTTGGTATTTCTTTGAAAGAGAAAGAAAGAGAAGCTGCTGCAAACCCTCCATTGATCAACAATGCATTTTCAAATTACATAGATGATAATCCAGAGTTAGTAACTAAAATAGACAATCACAGAAAGAAATTTTTTGCAAGTGTAATTGCTGAGGCCTGTCAAGAAAATGGGCCTTTATTTGGTTTGACTATGCCAGGCAATGGTTCGGGTAAGAAAGGTAAGTTAATATCTCAAATGAATTTAAATAACATGGATGATGTAGAAGATATATGGGCTGCAAAAGTAGCTGTGATGAAAAATAACAAACAAATAATGCTTCCGTTGATTAATCTTAAACAACCAGTGGATATGGTTAACAGAAGTGGTATAGTAGAAAATTCTGAGACTGATGGTGTTAAATATGTTTTCAGAAAATATGTCAATCAAAAATTACAAAGTACTAGTAGTACTATCAACCCTTTGTTTCAAGGATTTTTGGACATAATGAGTGAGGATTCTGTCAAAGAAGTTTTAGCTAATGCTTTATTAAGTAGGGTTTTAAAATTAGATTTATATAATGAATTAGATATATGGACTAAGAATGAATTTGCTTTTTATCTAGTGGTAGGGGTGGGTAATTATGGTGCAACTGGACACTCTATTGGTCAAGCTCAAATTGAATCTCTTGAAAGTTTATTAGTTGCTATTAGTACCTTAGCGGATCAACCAACTAACTTAGTGTTTGATAAGGATTCTACCAATAAAGCAAATGCTGCAAAAGTATTCTTTACATTATATAAAGGTAATACTGGAGTATTAGATGTAGAATTAAGATATGGTGGTAACTTCAAAGCAATGCCTAGATTTCATGCAAACATGCATGAAGATTTTGTAAAAATAATCAAAAAAAATGTACATGTACTAGATCCTTTATAATGGCAAAAAATACTCATCTAGAACATATAGAAGATGACATCATTAATAGTGGTAAAGTTGGTGGTTTTAATGCTATCAATTTTCTAGAGTCACTTGGTAAGATGTTAAGTCAACCAATGGGAATGTCACCAATAAAAATCACTACTAAGTGGGATGGAGCTCCTGCAATTGTTTGTGGTAAAAATCCTGAGAATGGAATGTTCTTTGTAGGAACTAAATCTGTGTTCAATAGGGGTGTACCTAAAATAGGATATACAGAAGATTTAATTGACTATCATTATCCAAATCCAGGCCTCAATTCAATTTTAAAAACTTGTTTAGAACATTTACCAAAACTAGGTATCAATGGAGTCATTCAAGGAGATCTTCTCTTTACTGATAATAAAAAATATCAGATCATAAACAATGATAGTGTCATTTCATTTCAACCAAACACAATTGTTTATACTGTTCCTGTCAAGTCACCAATGGGTAAGAAAATACACAAGGCTAAAATGGGAATAGTTTTTCATACAGGATATAATGGTTCATCATTACAAACTATGAACGCTACTTTTGGTGTTGATACTTCTAATTTTAAAAATTTAGATGATGTGTTCTTTACATCAGCTACATTCACAGATGCAGATAACGTGGCAAGATTTACTGGATCAGAAAAGGCAAAATTTCAACGTTTAATTAACAAAACTGAGGGATCTTTGAAACAAGCTAGTTCTTTTTTGAATGAGATAAAAGAACAAGGTGAGGGTAGATTTATGATGAGTGCTATGTTCAAAAAATTTATGAATACTTTTTACAGAGATAAAAATAAAGTTGTTAGTAATGTACAAAATATAGTTCGTGACTTTGAATTATTTTATACGAATGAATTACAACAAGAAATTGTCACAAAAAAGACAATAGTTGCTCAGACTAAATATACAAAGATACTAGCGGAGGGATTAATTTTTTTAAAAGTTAATTCACGATCCCTGTATTTTACCATTGCTTCATATATGAACATAATTGAAGCTAAATTGTTTGTCATAAGAAAACTAGAAATGGTCAAAACTCTAGGAACTTTTCTCCGTACCGATAATGGTTATCAAGTTACAGCTCCTGAAGGATTTGTTGCTATTCAATCTGGTAATGCTCTAAAATTAGTTGATAGACTAGAATTTAGTCGTGCCAACTTTACCGCAGCTAAAAACTGGGAACAAAGATGAAATCATTTTTGCAATTTATCTCTGAGGCGGAAACGCAAGCGTCATCTCAAGCCAAAAATATGGGTTTGAGTGGTGATGGTCATGGCGATTGGTATGATAAACAGGGTAAATTAGTTGCAAAAACAGTAAATGGAAGACTTAAGTTCTTCGGTAATCGTAATTTAGGTAAAAAGATAGAGCCACAAACTCTTGCACAACCTAAACAAGAAACACCTAAACCAGAAAAAAATAAAGAGAAAAAACAGTTGACTGTTGGGTTTGGTAGGTTCAATCCACCCACAATCGGACATGAAAAACTGATGAATACCATCAGTAAAACTGCTGGAAAAGGTGGAGAATACAAGATTTACCCCTCAAGAACTCAAGATTCTAAGAAAAATCCACTAAATCCTAGTGATAAAGTAGAGTATATGCGTAAGGCTTTCCCAGACCATGCTAACTCTATCGTTGATGACGACA